GAGCGGTGTCGGTCCAGATCAGGTCCATGGCAGTCCCGTCTGCTCCAACCAGTACTCCACGTCGAACCCGAACGATTCATCCCATGAGACCTGCTGCAGTCCCGGCGGGAGGGTGGCGAACGCGTATTCGTTGGAGGCCTGGTCGCGATGCGTTTTGTCGAACACGTTGGTGATGTCGCCGTTGGCGGCGACCATCACGGCCGTGCGTGGTGAGCCGGTGCCGTCGATGATGAGGTAGCCGCCGGATGGGACGCTCACGTCGGCTATCACCTTGTTGCCGCCGATGATGATGCTCGGCGTAGAGACCGGCCCGTAAATGGTGAGCCTCATCCGCGAGGGCAGGGAGGATTGGTTGTCGATGCTGCTGACGTTGCGGGTCGGCGCGTAATCGTAGCGATAGTCGTAGGGATAGTCCTTGCCTCTGTTGTAGCGGGCCGTCGAACGGCTGAAGCTCTGCCTGACCGGTTTGTGCCACACCCCGTCAAGCAAGGCGACCGTGAAATCGCCGCGCACGAGCAGGGGTGACGTGTAGTCAGGTTCGTGGCCGACCACGAGGCAGGTCTGTGACCATCCGTCCACCGTGATGACGCCGGGTTCCGCGGCATCGTTGAGGTAGGCGTACATGTCCGCGTCGAACAGTTCCTCGGCCTTTTCGAGCGCCGGGATACCGTAGACGAGCCCGGTGACCTTGACGGTCTTCGCGGGCCGCGTGGCCTGCAATGACCGGTAGCCGAGCTCGAACTCCCACGTGCGGGTGCGTAGCTCCAGGATCTGTCCGCACATGATTCCCTCCGGGTCGGCGAGATCAATCACGGTTCCGGCGCGGTTTGACGTGTAGGTGAGCGTGTGCATCATGTGCGCAAAACCTCCTTGGTGAGCCGCTGTAAGTCGCGTTTGCCGAGTTGCGGGGCATACGCGCTGATGATTGGGCCGATCTGCTCGCGGAAGGAACGTATCTCCTCGATGACGCCGCTCACGTCGATATCCCGGCCGGAGAACGATTCCTTGGGTATCTGCCGGCGGTTCATGGCCGCGTATGTGTCGGCGCCATAATATGCGACGGATTTCACATTGGACACGAATTCGCCGCTCTTGACTCGCGCGTTCGCCAACGTGATGTTGTCGCCGCCCGTGATGCTCGCCTTGCCTGGCAGGAGGCCCTCGATGACACTGCCGCCGCCGGCGTAGCCGCGCATCGAAACCCCATAACCGGTGAACAGGCCGCCGGTCTTGGAGGGCGGGCGAACGCCCACGCTGTCATCCGGCACGTCGTTTTTTATATAGTTATCAATGAAGTTGCGGACGATGTTCGTGGTGACCGTGACATCCCTCGGGTTTTCCAAGGGTTCGTTGTTCACATCGCGGATCGCTTGCAAAGCCTGACCGTTCTTGCCATAGATGTAGCCGGTCTTGGGATCTATCTGCCAGCCGTTCGCTTCGACCATTTTGTCGAACAGGGGCGTGTTGTTGCCCTTGAGGACGCCGGTCTTGTCGTCGATTTTTGCGCCGCCGGCGATTGCCATGGCGACGTCGAACTGGCTCTTATCCAAGTCCAGGTAGCCGGTCTTGGGGTCGATCTTCGCGTTGGTGGCGTCGGCGATCTTCTGCATCAGGTCGGTGTCGTCACCGGTCAATCGCACGGTCTTGTCGTCGATTTTCTCGGCCTTGACCTTCACCTTGTCCAGCACGTCGCTGGCCTCGTCCGTGATCGTAATCCTCACGTCGACAGGGTTAGCGGCCTCGCTGTTCATGGATTCGATGCTCTGACGCAGATTGTCGGCCTCGCTGCGGGCCAAACCGTAACGGTCTGCCTGAGCTGCGGCCGCGTCGGCGCTCATGCCGGCTGCGGTCGCGTTGTCGATGTACGCCTGACGTGCCCGTTCGAGGATATCGCCCGCCTGCTGGGTAGCAGCAGCGGCATCGCCATGGGCCTGACCCTCCTCGATGATCTTCTGCGCCGTGCTCTGCGCGGTGGACGCAAGCCCCTGCAGAGCGGACTGGCTGTCATACGCCTGAGACTCATAGCCCGCCAAAGCGTTGCCGTTGTCATCGAGCACTCGTCCGTTCTTCGCGATGCTCTCGTTAAGGTCGAGTATGCCCTGATTGAATTGGGTGACGGACTGATCCGCGGACAACTGCACTCCCGGCAGGTTGAGGAAGCCTTTCACCAGATCGTCAATGGCGTCGGAGAGGTCTTTGGTGCCTGTGGTGGCATTGTCGGTGCTGTCGGCGTAGTTGTTGGTGCCTTCGGCGGCCGTGTCTCCGCTGGCTCCCGCCTTGGCGACTTCCTCATTGGTTTTGCTGACCTGTTCCTTGGCTTTGCTGACCTGGTCGGAGAGCTTGTTGTAACTGTCTCGGATACTGTCTGTCTGCATGACGGACATGTTGTTTTCGGCGTTTTTCAACTGTTTGTCGAACAGTTTTTGCGCTTCCTTGGACCCGTTGACGGCCTTTGCGAACGTGCTGTATTCGATGCCGGCTTTGTCGAGTGCTTCTCCAAGAGAGCCTAAGCCGGTGGCGAACTTGTCTCCGAAGTCCCAAGTTTTATCCTCGCCGCTGGCGATTTTCTTGATGAGTGTTTCGACGGCGTTCCCGGACTGGTCGATTGCGCTGGAGAATTCCTTGATGTTGGCTTTAGCGTCCTGCGCGGATTGGGCGAACCCCACAAGCAGCGCGCCCGCGACCGTCAAGGCGATGCCCCATGGGCCGCCCAAGGCGGCGAACAGTCCGCTGCCGATGCTTTTGAAACCTGCCATAACGCCTTGAGAACGACTGATAGTGGTGCCAAACGTGTTTATCTGAGATTCTGCACTGCCGAAAGTTGCGCCCCATGTCTGGAACGCTGACGCGATTCCGGAGCCGAGGCCTATGAGCCTTTGCCCTGGGTCGGCAATCAATCCGAGGGTTTGCGCAAGCTGGCTGCTGCTAGAGTTCAGCGGCCCCATCGCTTTGTGGACTGCGACACTGCCTCCAACCAGAGCCGCCATCAGCACTATGGACTGCTGTACGGGCGCAGGCAATGACGCGAAACCGTCAACAAGGGTGTCGAGTGTCTGCACGAGGGAGCGCAATGGTCCCTGACCTCCCTCGCCCAAAGAGATCATGAGGGATTCGAAAGAGCCGCTCAGATTATCCAGATCGCCTTTCAGGTTGTCGTTCTTCTTGGCGGCGAGGTCCGCGGCGTAGCCGGATTGGCTGACGGCTTTCGTCCAGTCGTCGATGCCTTCCGCGCCCTGCTCGTAGAGCACGTTCGCGGCTCGCACCGCGTCGGCTCCGAAGATGGTGTTGAGCGCGGCATTGCGTTCCTGTTGACTCAGGCCGCTCAAACCGTTCTGCAATTGGCCTGCGGCACCGGCAAGGCCGATGAACTTGCCATTGGCGTCGTACACGTTGATGCCGAGCTCGTCCATGAGGGTCTGCGCCTTGTCGGTGGGGCTGGCCAGTCGTTGGAGCATGGTCTTGAGGCTGGTGCCCGCGTCACTGCCTATCATGCCGGCGTTGGCGAACGCGGCGAGCGTGCCGGTGGTCTCCTGCATGCTGACGCCCATGCTGTTGGCCACCAGACCCGCCTGATTCAAGGCGAGGCCGAGGTCATGGGCGGAACCGACGGCCTTGCCTGCGCCGGCCGCCAGCGCGTCGGCCACCTGAGTGGATTCGGCGCCCGTCAGGTTGAACTGTTTGAGGGTGGTGGCCATGAGTTCGGCGGCGTCGCCTACGGCCATGCCGTCGGACGCTGCGAGGTTCAATGCGCCGCTCAAACCGCCGGAGAGAATATCCGAGGTCGATAGGCCGGCTTTGCCGAGTTCGTTGATGGCGTCGGCGGATTCGGTGGCCGAGTATATGGTGTCGGCGCCGGCGTCGATGGCGGCCTGACGGAGCTGATTCATCTCATCTGCGCTGGCTCCGGTGTTGGCCTGCACCGTCGACATGCTGGCGTCGAAGTCCGCCGCCATCCTGACAGCGGCCACGCCCAGCGCGGTGGCGGCGACACCGGCCGCCGCGATGCCGGTGGTGATGAACTTCGATTTGCCTCCGGCGGCTTCCATGGTGGTCGCGGTCTTCTGGCTTTCGCCGGACACCTTGGCCATGCCGGCGGTGAAATTGCTGGTGTCCGCGAGCAGGCGGACGGTGATGTTGCGGTTCAGGCCACCGGCCATGGCATATCCTCCTGTCAGATCATCGTGGGTTGATGCCCACGGTCAGTGAGTCAAGTTTCGTGGCGGATTCCGCGGAATGGTCCTTGCGGTATTCTTCGAGCCCGATGCGGCGCATCAGGTCGATCTGACAGACGCCGACCTCGCTCGCGTATTTGGTGGAGGCCAGCTCGTCGTGGCATATGCTGACGGGCATCCCGCAGCGCGGACACAGCGTGCGCTCGTATTCGTCGAGTGCGAGCATCCATTCGCGTTCGGTCGCATCCCATTCGGTTTCCGGCGTGTAGCCGGTGATGCGCCTATGCCCGTCCCTTTCCACCCGATACGACGGTTCCCAGCCGAGCCAACGCTTGTAGCTGATGCCGAGCTTCTGGCAGATTCGCAGTTCCCTTACTGTCTGCGGATTATCCGCGAGGCTGATTCGAGTGCGTCTTTTGGGTCGATGAGCTTCGCATTCAGGTCACGGATCGCGTACCAGATGGGGCTGATCTGGCCGTCGGACAGTTCGGTCATGACGTTGGCCAGCTCTTCCACGGGGGTTTCCGGCACGGTCTTCCTGACCATGAGTCTGACGGCGTCGGCGCAGATGTCCTCGATGTGTTGTTTCGGTACGCCGTTCTCGGTGACGGTGTTCGTCTCGAGTACCTGACGCCACTGGGAGAGCGGCAGCGCCTCCAGGGTGATGCGGACGGTGTCGTCCTTCACCTCGTCGCGCAGCCTGTCGATTTGTTCGGCGATGCGTTTGGCGGCGGCGTTGCCGCCCTCGGTCACATGCTGCGCCATGGCGCGTTCCAGGTCGGCTCCCAATGCGGCGACCTGTTCGGCCTTCTCCTGATCCAATATGAGGTCGACGTCCACGCGCTTGCGCTTCACTTCCAAAGCCATGATTATCCTTTTCTGAAAGTCTGAAAACCTTTCTGAGAGAGAGAAGAGAGAATGCCTGTGCGGGGCCAGAAAGGCTTAGAATCCCCGCACGGAAGAACTTGTCAGGCTGCGGTCAGCACGGCGGTCTCGGACTCCCAGCCGGGAGCCTGAGCGAACAGCGGGATCTGACTGCGGATCATGGTGTTCGCATCCGGGTTGATGACCTTCTTTTCGCCGCACTTCACGCTCACGACGGTGAGCTTCTGGCCGGAGGCCAATGGCGCGTCGGTGGCCATGCCGCGGCGACGCACGATATAGCCGGACGCGCCCTCGTGCATGAGGGTGACGGCCTCGTTCTGTTCCTCGTGCTCCGTGTTCGTGTTGTCGATGACCTCGATGCTGATGTCGCCGGCGCTCTTGCGGCCGGGGGCCCCGAAGTCCTGCACGGTGTTCTCGCGCTGGTCGGACACGGTGTCCTGCGACGGGTCGAAGCTCCAGCCGCCAAGCATGACGTAGTTCGAGATGTCGGTGCCGGCCTCGAGCTCGATGATGGTCGGGGCCTTGATGTTCTTGATCGCCGGCACCCAGATGGTGGTGATGTTGCCCTCGGCACTGGTGCCGGGAATCTCTGTACCCAGTTTCAGGGTCATGATGTGCTCCTTGAAGACTTTTGGTAAATGATTGGTTGACTATGGTCGGCTCCACGTGAAGCGGAACCTCAGGACGCGCACCTGGTAGTGGCGCGCGGTTTCGTCGGCGGTCAGACCGGCCGCGTATGCGCCGGAATCCTCGTACAGGGTGAGCTGGCCGACCGTGTAGCCCGGCGGCCGGGTGGGGGAGCGGTTCGCCAACGCGGGAATCAGCATGTCGTCACACCAGATGTTCACGCTGTCGGCGGTGGTGCTGACGGCGCGAACCTCCAACAGGGCGGAGTGGGCGGTGAACCGCATCGTCTCCGCCGCCACATGACGGTCGGTGGAGACGCGCGCGATGATCCACGGCGGCATCTCCGACTCCAACGGCTCCTCCTGCCTGTACACCTTCACGCCGGACGGCATGGAGGGCAGCAGATCGAGAACCGCATTGGTCAAGTCCATGACGCTCATAATCCGATGGCTCCTATCAGCATGTCGTCGGCCGCGTCTCCCACGTATTCGGCGAGCGTGGGCAATTCCTGTTCGGCGAACTGGTAAAACCAGTGGGTTCCGCCTCCTTTCGCGGTGCCGAAGAACGCGATGTTGGCCAAGTCGGAGGCCCCGCCGTCGCGGGGGCTCACGTCCGCGTACACAGTGGTGCCGGTGCTGCCCATTTCGTAGCCGATGCCGATACGGCTGATCGCGTAGTTCGATGATGTCTGCAGGTCGGAGATGACGCCTTCCTTGACGTTTTGCGCGCCCTTCTTCACCGCCTGCGCGACCTTGACCGAAGCCATGGCGTGCGCGGCGGCGACACGACGGCCGAACGCGGTCAGCTCCGAAGCGTCTATGGTGATGTCACTCATTGCTGTTGCCCACCTCCTTCACATTCCACCGGCATGCGGTGGAGTGTGTCTTCTCGGACTGCATGTTCAACAACCGGAGTTTCCTGCCCTTGAGATTCGGGTCATCGGCCTCGGTTATCTCGCACACGTCACCCGGCAATAAACCCATGGTGCCGTAGGGGAAATGCACGTACATGCTCCACACGGGAGTGACGGCACCCAACGCTTCGACGATGCCGCCCTCCGTGTTCTCGGCAGCCAGACCGCCCGAGGTCTGCACCTTGCAACGGCCCTCATACACGGTGTTCGCAGCCGGTCCCACCAGTCCCGTTTCGGGGTCGGTGACCGGTTTGCCCATGTGGGTGACGCGGCACTGGTCGGTCATCAACGATTCGGCGAGCTGTCGACCTCGGTTGAGGATGTGCTGCACGTTCATCGGAACACCCCTATGGCGATGCCTCGCATGCCGAACCTGTTGCGGAGGGCTCGTTTCGTGCCCTCGGGCAGTTCGAGTGCGTCGATGATCTCGGAGTCGCCCTGACGGTAGCCGATCTGCACGTCGTCGATTCGCGCGTACGATTCGTCGCGGTGAGCGCCGGGGCCGCCGTTCGACTGCTGGACGAGTCCGGCTGCGACCATGCTGCACACGAGGCGCACGATGTCCGGGGGAACCGGGTCATAGCCGGCGAGCATGGTGACGGTGACGGAACAGGGGACCATGTTCGGCAGGCTCCACAGGCTTTCCCTGTACAGGGCGTTGCCGAGCAGCTTCCAATCCCCGGTCTCCTCGCCGTCCATGAGCACGCGGCTCACGGAAATCACGGGGCGCATGGGCAGGTCGAGCCTGCGTGAGGTTTCGCCGGGGATGGTCACCGTGTATTCGCCGCGTGTGATGGGGCACCCTGCGGCGTCGCGCACCGCTGCGGAAACCGATTCGAGCAGCTTGCCCGCGAGCTTTTCGTCCGCGTATTCGATGCCGTATGAATCAAGGTCCTTGACCGTTGCCAGCGTGTCCATGAGTCACCCCCTATGCGGTTATTCGGCTTCGCCCAAGTAGGGCATGGCCTCATAGCTGCCGGCCATCACTTGCCCACCTTGAAGTGTACGGTGGCCAGCGCTTCGGGGCGCACGACCTTCGCGCCGTACAGGTGCAGGCCCTTGACGATGTCGTCAAAGCCCTTCTCCTTGCGGGTGGCCTCGACCTTGGCGATCTGCTCCGCGAACGTGGTGGCCGCGTTGGTGCCGGCGATGATGACGTTGCCCTCATCGGTCTGAGCCGAGGCAGAGCCGCCCTTGGCTGCGGGAGCGTTGTTGGACTTGAGGATGGTCATGCCCGCGGCCTCACCGACCACGCCGTTGAGCAGCGTGGAATGAGCGGACTCGGCGCCAGCGACGAAACGGCTGTCCTTGCGCAGCAGACCGTAGAAGTCCGGGTTGACGATGACCCAACGGCCCGCGTCTGGCACGCTCTGCTTATCCAATGCGGTGGCCAGATCCACGATGGTGTCGTACGCCTTGGTGGCGGTGGCGCCGGAAATCGGGTCGAGCTTGCTCTTCGCGCCTGCTGCCATCAGGCCGGCCAGGTACTGGTCGGTCAGGTCGCGCAGCTTGTAGGCGGCGTCCCGGGAATATGCGGCGGTCAGGTTGTTCATGGCCTGGCGCTTCTCCACGTCGTCGATTTCGAACGCGAAGTACTTGCTCTGGTTGATGACGAGTTCGCCGGCGTCCTTGTCTGTGGCCGGTTCGATGGTGATGTCGGTGTGGGCCGTGTAGTCGCCGATGCTGATGTGCGCGATGCCGGTGATGTGCACGGTGTCGCCGTAGTTGGCGATGTCGCCCTCGTAGTCGCGGTTCACGGCGGAACCGTAGACGAGGTTCTTCTGGAGTTCCAGCAGGATGTTGGCGCTCCACAGTTCGGGAATGAAATTGGTGATGGCCATTTAAGGCCTCCTTCCGTTAGTTGGCTCCGAGCAGGTCCTTCAGTCGCCCGTCCTGTTGGGCTTTGACGATTTCTGCGGGGCTCATGGTTTTCAGGTCGTCTCGGGTGAGCTGACCCTGATGGCGGTCGCCGTCCCGTGTTCCGCTGGGCGGCGTGATGTTCGCACCCGAGGGTGCTTGCTCGGCTTTCCCGAGATAAGGTTTCTGTTCCAGCAGTTCGCCGATCGAATTGGCGATGGCCTGGCTGTCCACGCTTCCGTCATCCGTGACGGTGAACTTGGACAGGTCGAGGTAGCGCAGGGCGTCGGCCGGGTCGGCGAGCTTGCCGCTGGCTGCGGCGCGGACTTCGGCCTTGAGGATGCGCTGGTTGGCGGCGGCAAGGGCCTCGTCCTTGACGGCCTGTTCCTTCCTGGCGGCCTCGTATTCGGCTTCCTTGCCCTGCAGGGCGGCGATCTGTTTTTCGAGTTCGTCGACCTTGTCGGCCTTGGCGTAGGCTTCGTTCAGTTTCTTTTCGAGGTCGCGGTTGACTTTCCGCTGTCCTTCGAACTTCGACTGCCAATCCTCGCCGCCGGTGTTCTCCGGCTTCTTGGACTCGTTGTCGCCTGTCTGCTGGTTCTGGTTTGCGGGATCCATGTTCTTCCTTTCGATTCGCTGGATCATTGCTGGAAAATCTGTCCGCCGGAGGTGACCCATCGGCGGTATTCGCGTTCGCATTGGGCGGCGATTTCGGGGGTGAGGGGCATGCGGCCATCGTTGGGGTTGCGGCCCTCCAATACGGCCTCGTAGCGGAGCTTCGCGGTCTGAACGCGCTTCTCGGCGGCGGTCAATAGTTCGACGCGCCCCTGCCGGTACGTGTTGTCGTGCAGCCACATGCTTTTGCGGATCTCGGGCACCTTGCCGCGCCAGTCGTTGTCCACGTAGTAGCCGTTGGCCTTCAACGCAGAGATGGTCTTCTCCCGGTCGCCTCCGGTCAGCGAGTAGATGCCGTCGATGGACAGGCGGCGTTTCATCCTCCGGCCGGACTGCTGGGCGTATTGCATGCTGGCCCACCCGTATCGTGTGGTGCCCTCGCTGGTGGTCAGCGCCGTATAGCCTTTGCCCACCCTTTGCATGCCGCGTTTCGAGTTGACGACCTGGTAGATGTCGGCCCCGTCGCGGATGGCCTGGGCGTAATTCGCGCCGAAGCGTTTGTCCTGCTCCTCATGGGAGAGACTTTTGAAACCCTCCATGGGGTCGCTGATCCACCCCTGTTGTTTGGCCATGCTCTGGCTGCAGGGCACGTGGCGGCCGTGGCAGTGGGGGTGGCGCAGGAACCCCTCGTTGAATCGGAACCATTTGCCGGCCAATATCATGCACCTGTCGCAGCAGGTGGCGGATTCGACGCGGATGTAGCCGACCTTGGGACGGCTTGTGATGTCCAGTGATTCCGCCTGGCGGGCGGTGTCCATGACCGCCAGAGAGGTGAGCATTACCAGCAGGTTGCGCCCATATTCCAATGCCTCCAACGGGGAGCTGCCGGTGCGTATCGCGTGCAGGGCGGCGAACACGGGGGATTGGAAGTAGGAGGCGATGTCGAGGCCGGACGGAGCCCAGCCTGCGAATGCGTTCGGGTTAGCCAAAGCATGGGGAGTGACGTACACGCCCTGTTCGGCGAGCATCATGCCGCTCGCGTCGATGGCTGTCTCCGCCGACTTGGTTTGGATGGTGGAGAACAGGGTGAGGAAGTCGCGGCTTATCGACTTCCACGACGCCTGGATGTTATTGGCGTCGACCCTGTTCCATGTTCTGCGTGCGGCTCTGTCCGCCGCCAGCTCCAAGGTCGCCAGCCGTTTCTGACTGTAGGCCAGCACCTGAGATTCGACCGCCATCAGCGCCTCCGATCTGCAGGGCACGGTTCAACGATTCGAGTTCGGGGTCGGCCATCTCGTCGGCGCGCATGCGCATGATGCGCTGCACCTCGTCCGAGCTTTGGCCCATCTGCTCCGCGACCCATTGGATCGGGAAGCCGAGCTGCTTGTATTTGAGCATCGCGTCCGCCATCAGGGTTTCGCTGCGATACTGCGGGGTCGCGAACTGCACCTTGGAGTCGGCGATGATGTCCGCCTCAGCCACGTCGTTCTCGTAGCGCATGGCGATGCTGCAGATGTCGCGGATGGGGGATTTCAGGAAGCTGATGCGTTCGATGGTCTTGGATACGAGGCCGGCTTCGGCGACCTCGTAGCCGGTGGCCGGAACCTCCGCGTTCGTCAGCAGGTAATGGCCGGGGGTGCGTGTTTCGGCGGCGATATGCTCCACCGCTTTTTCGATGACCGGGATGAACACGTTCAGGTTCGAGCTTGACCATTCGCCCAGGTTCACGTTGTCGCCGGTGAACTGGTAGATGCGCTCCAGCACCTGCTTGTCGAGTTCGATGGGCTTCTCGCCGACCTGCTGTCCCTCCTCGTTGTAGACGGGCTCGACGAGCGGGTCTCCGCCGAGGATGACTCGTGCCGGCAGTGAGGCGTAGTCCAATGCGTTCAGCAGGTAGGCCCATACGACGTTGACCGTGTCCTGCATCGATTCGACGTGCGCGATGTCGCTGATCGGCGCATTGTCCAATAGCATCTGGTTGCGGAACTCGCGCAGGGGGATCGTGTCCAGACCGGTGGGCTGAGGGTCATTCATCTTCCAGCCGTACACGTCGGGCGGCACGCGCTGGTCGGTCAGATCGAGCATCTTCTTGCGTTCCATGCTGACCGTCCAGCCGGGCACCATGAGAGTGCCGTACTCCTTGTCGTCGCCCTGCTGGATGAGGAACCCGGCTGACGGCTGGCCGGTGCGCGCATCGTAGATGACTGCGGCGCTGTCCGGGTGCTCGAACGTGATGCGGGCCCTGCCATCGACCTGCGTGACCAAAGCGAACGCGCGACCCGTGGTGGTCATCATCAGCGCGGCTTCCTGAAGTCCGCGTTCGAAGTCGTTGCGGTCGAGGCATTTCATGATGCCGGTGCCGAGCTTCACGTCATCATAAGGGACGAAGCCCTTGAACTTGATGCGTTCCACCGGGGCCTGCGCCACGGGGAGGCACCAGTTGTCGGAGAAGTCGGAGAACCGGTCGCTCATGTAGCGCTTGAATTCCTTGGACGCGAACTTGAGCTTGCCGCGTTTGCCCAAGACGTAATCGGTGTGGGTGCCGATGCTGGGTCGACGGAACTGGATCTTATCGGCCAGTCGGTTCGCCAATGAGGACAGTTCCTGCTGGCTGTAGTCCATCAGTACCTCCTTCTGGTCGATGATCCGGTAAGCATGTAATTGTGTTTGCGAGCGCCCCAGCCGGCGGCTCGCGCGTCGCATGCGGCTTCGTGGGCGAGCACGCTGGTCACGGCGGCGTCTATTTTCCTGTTCTGTTGGGGTTTCGCCAGTCCGTAGCGTTCCAGGGTCTTGGCGACCTTTCGCGCGTTCATCATGTGGGTGCGGGTGATGGGGCAGCCGTCCTGTGTGATGCGATGTGTGGTCAGGTCGGCTTCGAATCGGCGCAATGCCTCGTAGACGGCTCCGATGCGGGAGCTGCCCGACATGCTCCATGGCATGAATTTCTTCGGCCCGTAGGCGCGATCCCATGCTTCTATCTCCGATTCCCATGACAGTTCGTCGCGGAAGCCGGGGTCGCAGTAGGCGCGTTCGATTTTGTAGCGGTCGTTGAGTTCCGCCCATGCTGCGGACACTTCGGCGCGGGGGATGCGCCCGCCCCATTGTTTCGGGTTCCAGATGGTCGCACGCCGGTCGGGCCCGTATCGGGGAGTGAATATCAGCCCGTCGAGGGTCTCCATCTTGATGCATGTCCAGTCGTCGTTCTCCGAACCGTCGAAGCCCGCGCATACGCGCGTGCCTTTTGGCGGGTTCGGCAGCCAGAGTTCATGCGCCGGCATAGCAGCTCTCCCACAGTCCGTCTTCGAGCCATGCGCCGCCGCCCTGCACCAGACGGTTCCCGAAGAACCGTTCCGCTTGGGTAGGGTCGGTCTTCATCAGCGCCTTGGCTTCCGATTCGATGGAATTAAGGTCGACCCACGGGGAGCCGCGATACACGTATTCGAGCATCTTCAAGCGTTCGGATTTCAGGTTGAAGTCCAATGGGCGTCCGTCGCGGTGACGCAATGATTTCGCGAGATCGGGGTTCCGGTAGAACACGAACACGTCGTCCTCGGCGTTCTCGAACACCTGCTGCGCGTAACTGTCCTCGCCCGGATCCCATGCGTTCGTCCACGCATGCGTGCGGCCGCCCATGCCGGCGGCTCCTCGACGCTGCGTGGTGGCGACCGCTATCATGCCGTTCGACTTCGTGTACAGGCCGGCCTCGTCCTGTTCGGCGTCCGTGATCGGATTGCCCAGACGGGATTTCGCCGAGGCGGTGACCACGTCGATGCGGTCCAAGTCCAAGGCGTCGGCCTCGCCTTCGCGCCCCGGCTGCAGTATGCGGATGAAGGTGTCCCTCACGCGCATGAGCTCCTTGAGCGGGCCAAGCAGGATCGTCGCCACGAGAGGACGGTAGATGTTGCGTACCTGTTCCTCGGAGTTGGCGGTCAGCTGGATGAGCGGCGACGGATGTCGACGGCCTTTCGGCTCGCCCGGATTGTACGGCCACTCCCAGCCGCACGGACAACCGTTGTCAGCGCAACGGTACATGTCGCCTTCTCGCGCCCAGCCATCGAAGATGGTGGGCCCGCAGCCCTCGGCGGCGGTGAAGAACGCCGTGCATGGCCCCTTGCCCCATTTCTGCGGTCCGACGGTCAGCGTCATGCGGTATTCGAATGCCTGGTTGAGTACCATCGGGTTGTCGACGGTGACTTCCTCGGGCGGCACATATGGGGCGTCCTCGCGGATGCGCCAACGGTTCGCCGCCAGCCAGTACTGCCAGTCGGACAGCACCACTGGACGGCCTCGCAACGGGCCGTCAGGCTGCCGGCAGTGACGTTCGATCCATGCGCACACCAGATGCCCCAACGTGGGGAAGTCGATGAGCCATGAATCCTCGTCAGCCATTGCCGCTCATCCGACGCTGGTACACATGCTTCGTCTCGTCCATGGGAGAGCGTTCGGCGGCTGATTCCTGGTTCAGCTCCTTGGCCCTGCGGCGCGTGAACTCCGAATCGACTGGCTTCCGCTCGGCCTCCGCTTCGATTTTCCAGCCTAATGCCTGCAATCCGGCGGCGCTCATGCCGACGCGGTCGGAGATGCGCAGCAGCACGGTCAACGCCGTGGGTGCCGGCGCGATCTCGCATGCGGTGGAAAGCCGCGCGTACAACGCCAGTTCGTGAATCATCCACTTGAACTGGGGCAGATGCCAGGCGCGTGCCTGAGGCAGCTTCCACAGCCACTTCCACTTCTCCGCCTCAAGTTTGCGGACGCGCTCGTCATCGGCGGGCTCCAAGGGCCATTCCGGCGGCTTCATCCGGCACTCGGTGTTCGGCAGGCTCTGCAATGTGTATCCGAGTCTGCGGCTCTTCTCGCTGTTCGGGTCCTTGGCCGGCCCGGAGCGTACTCGTTTGCCTCCACTTGGCATGATGTTCACCTCTCGTCATGGCCTTGCGCCCTAGCGACAGATCGACGAGACCGCCCTCGCGGCGGCCCGCCAGCGATGTTTGAACCCTGCGCACCCGACAGACAGCTCACCGGCGGTCAGGCAGGGGTGGTCGATACCCCACCCCCCCTGGGTGTTGCCGGTCGTTTTTGCGGGGATGTGCGGCTGCTGATTGTTTTTTACTGTTTGGTGTTGAAGCCTGCTGGTCTTGTTCTGCCGGTTTTCACGTCGTGGCATTGTTTGCACAATCCTCGTCCGAACTTCGGGTCGTTCGGATTGAGTCGCATGTCGATGAGTTCGATTCGCTCGTATGGATAATGATCCGCGATTGTGCTTGGTTTTCCGCAGAGCCCCTTGTGTTTGCCGCAGCCTCCGTGCTCGGGGTCGCCGGGGCATGTGCAGCATGGGTCTCGTGCGAGCACCTGCCTGCGAAACGATTGATGTCCCTTGGTGTTGTATGGGTTGCGTCCACGGGTACGGGTGCGGTCCCGTTGGGCTCGGGTGCAGGCGTCGCATTTGCGTGCCGGCGTCTCGATGAGGTTCGGACATCCGGGTGTCGAGCAGACTCGCCAGCTCATGTATGCCTCGCAGTCATTGTGTCCGTTGGCGTGTCTTGGTGTCCTCGGCTTGCATATCTATAGTTATTGTGTTACTATAGATATGTCAGCCAAGGAAAGGAGGTGAACATGGAACAGATCGCGGAGCTGCTCAAGGCCATCGGGGAGTTCCTCTCCGGATTGGGTGCGGCACTCGCACCCATCGCCGCCGTGGCCGTCGCATTGATTGCGAAGAGCAAGCCGCGAAAGCCGCCGAACAGACGGCGCAAGCGGTAACAAGAGCCGTGAATTCCGGATAATCGTACTATCCAGAGCCACGGCTCCACTCCCAACTATTCCATGGAACATCATGAACGGCAAGATAGGAATCATCGCACTCATGTTCGGAGTCGTCAGCCTCGCGCTGGCCATCGCATCCCAGAGCGTACCGGCAGGTGTGTTCGGAATGTGCTCGGGCGTGCTGGGTTATCTGGCAGGAAGGGCAAGCAATGGCGACTGAATATCTCGGCGTCAAACAGGTCGCAGAACGCCTTGGCATCACCAGTGGCGGCTTGCTCAACCTCAAGCTCCCTGAGCCCGACGCCACGATAGGGCGCACGCGCGGCTGGTTGCCTGAGACCATCGATGAATGGAACGCTCAACGTCCGGGACGTGGTGTCGGAGGGGGGAGACCACGCAAAAACAAAGCATAGATACGCGAAAACCCAGCCACATGAGCTGGGTTCTTCGACACCAATCCACTGACATTATGCGGTCACAGTCAGCTCTTTGTCAAGTCCGCCACTGATGACGAGCCGGTAGACGCTGCTGTATGAAATGCCTTGAGGCGTGACATCAAGCTTGCCTCGGGATTTCCACACGGTGAGCGTATGCCTTTTGACGGTGATTCCCGCGTCCGTGAACGCCTTGGCTATCTCAGCCGCAGACCCGCGCCTGGAATCATCCCAACACAACGTCTTGAGCCTACGCAGTTTAACCGTCTGCGCTCGCTGTTCCCTCCCGCAGACCGGGCATGTCACCCACTGGTCTGCTGCCCCAGCGGTGAGCATGGTCTCGCATAGTTCGCAGGTTCCTATCTCGCGGCGTTGCTCCGGCGGGTCCAGCGCAGCATCGACTTTGCGTGCGATGCCGTCAACGACGTGCATGTAGAAGCCCGCGTCCGCGAACGTGGCGAGCCTGGGGTGGCCTGCGCATGCGATGAGCGTGGCCTTCAGATCCTCGTTGCGTTTGTCTTTGCGCCAGTCCAAGGCGTCGATGCCGTCGAGGCAACGCCATAGTTCACGGGCCGTGGCGTCGAGCCTGTCGATCAGGTCGAGCACGTCGAGCCTGATTGGAGTCGGGGGAGTGGCGGTCTGGATTCGCGTGGGCGAATGCCCGCCCGGATGCAGGGTCGCGTCCAACGAGTCATGCAACGGCGTGACGTCGCGCGCCAGTCGCAGGAGCGTGCCGGCGAAACGCAGTTCGCACGTCTCGCACAGTGAATATCCCCCTTCGGTTATCGTTTTGCAGTTCTGGCAGTTCACGTTGGCCCCTTCCGGCTGGTCGGCTAGAATAATGTTTGCTTCTCATCGCCCTGGCCGACCATGGTTGGGGCTTTCTCGTATTTGAGCCGCGAATACGGCATATTCCAGATGCGTTTGAATTCGGCTATCTCCTGTTTCGACAGTCTCGGCCCGCCCCACGGTTTGCCCGGCGGACGGTCTCTTTTCGGCGGCGTGAACGGTTTGACGCTCACCCGAGCCAAATGGCATGTATGCCCGGCGAGGTATTGGCCATCCGGCCTGATGCCCGCGCTCCCGCTCACGCTGCGCAACAACGGATAGCCGACTGATGGCAGCCATGTAACGCGCGTCAACGGGCGGCCGAGGATTATCGCCACGGTCAGGTCGTCACCCGCCACACACCCGTAATCCCACGACTCCCACACGGTTTCCCGATCCTCGATGACGTACAGGCCGCACCCCTCGCAGACGGTGACAACGAGGGGACTCGTTTTCGGGATGAACGCGCGAAGCCATGCGGGCTTGCGTTCACGGGCGCGTGGCCTGCTCACCCCTCCATTGCCTTTCTTCTTGCCGCGTCGAACGCGATTCTGATGATGTTCTCCAACCACGCGCCGGGGAGCGTGATGAACTTTCTGGTTTCGTCCATGGCGGCGGCAATCTCCTCTTCGGTGATTTCACGTGACGCTCCGGCCTTGTATCCTTGTCCCCACGCCCACTGCAGGCCACTGTCGACGTACGACAGGTCACGCTGCTTCTGCGCCTCGATTTCACTGCTGATGATGCTCATTCGTTTCCTCCGTTTCGTTGTTGATTGCAGTTTCGATTCGTATGCACAGGTCGAGCGCTTCCCGCTAGCCGGCCTGGTAGCCGAGCACATACGCCTCTGCCGGCGACTCGCTGCCCAATCCCGCTGAGGCCAGTGCGCTGAGCGCCCGTTGAATCACGTCAATCGGTCCGGCCATGGGTCAGTCCTCCCATTTGATGTCCTGGATTTCATGCAGCACCGCTTCGCAGGCGGTGATGAGTACGCTGAGCATACGGCGGCCGTGATGTCCTCTCCGGTCAAGGTTGAACAGGACGGGATGGCCTTGACTCCACTGGTCGATGCCGATGGAGGCGATTGGGATAGTTTCGACCAGATTGGTGTCAGCATCCTCACAGCGGTATTGGATGGTGACGGATTCTTTCATGCTTCCTCGCTTTCAGTCGTGTAACAGTTCGCGTCGAGCCAGTCGGCGATGACGCGGAAGTCCTTGGCCCATTGGATGCGGTTTTCCCGCTCCCGCTCGTCCTTGGGAGCTGGTTTCGGCTCATTGAGGTTGAGCAGTCCGTATTCGGGTTTCTTCAGATAGTGGCAGCGGGCGCGTCCGCGTCCCTTGCCGGCTTGCTTGTAGTTGATGAGCTGGAGGATGTGCAGCATCTCCAACGCCTTGGTCGGATCGAAGTTCGGGGTCTCAGAATCCGCATCGAAGCGCTTTCGAAGCTCGGGCGTGGTTCCCTCTCCATTGCCAAGCTCCCATGCGGTCGCTTCGATCTGCTCCCTGAATGTGAGTGCCATCTTCCGGTCTCCTTTCTGACGTTTTCTTGATTGGGAACAACTAGTGTCGTTGACGTGCTTTTTTTGCTGTTCCGGAGGGCCGAGTCGCAGTTGTTCCCGCACCCACCCACACACGTAGTGTGGGTGGGGAGTGCTGGGAACAGCTGGACATCGCTACTCCAGTTGTTCCGGGAACAACTCGGAACAACTGGGAACAACGGGAACAACTAGATTTCGAGATGGTTTTCCTTATCCAATTCGTTCGCCTCCTCCCTGCTCATCCGGTCCACGAAAGCGTCCGATTTCGGGTCGTTCATCTGCCGGTATGGTCTGACGCTGGCGTAGATGTTCCGGTTGTTTCGTCCGGAGCGGTTGCTGATCCACTCGCCTTCGAGCAGCCGGTTGATGGCGGTGAGCACGGTGGTCTTCCGGGCGCTTGACCCGTCGTCCTTCAGCAGTTCGATGATTTCGGTCTGGTTCGGCTCCTCGGGCGCGTTCTCGATGATCCGGCTGATCTTCTCCATGAGTCCGGTTGGTCGTTCGAGGCCGCGCTGTCGTGTGGTTTCGTCGCTGGGCATCATGTTTGGTCGTGCGATGGTGACGCGCATGAGTTTCGGGTCAGTGCTGTTGATTTCGATGCGTGCGGCTTCGCGCAGGTGCGAGCCATTCGAACTCCAACTGACGGCGCAATGCTCCTCGATCTCCGAGATTCGGTCTTTGCCTGATTTGATGACGATGGTGCCTTTCACGCCCTTGCCGACAGGTTTGGTCATGTCCACGCTGTAGCTGATGCCGTCGATGAGGGCGAGTTTCTGCATGCTGCCGCCCGCGTAGCGTCCCCGGTTGTCCTTGCTTTTGACGACGTGGTCGATGAGTACGACCGCTGGCCCGCATGCCGAGATGAGTCGGGGCATGGTGTTGTACCAGGCTGCGATGTCGTCGCCGCTGTTGCTGTCGAGGCCCGCGTAGGCGAGGCAGCTGGTGACGCCGTCGATGATGGCGAGCGTGGCGGTGTCGGCGTAGTCGAGGGTTTCGCGCCAGCCGTCGAGGCTGGTGGGGCTGCTGGGCTTGGCGCTGGGGCGCACGTAGTGGAAGTGAGCCACTATCTGCTCGCCGGTCACGCCGAGCAGCAGGAGGCGTTTGACCACGTTTCTGGCGCTGTCCTCATAGTCGATGTAGACCACGTCATGTCCTTGTCTGAGTTCCTGTGTGGCGGCGATTTGGGCGATCATGCTTTTGCCGCAGCCGGGTTCGCCGTGCAGGTCGTTGACCGCGCCACGGTAGAAGAGCCCCTGTCCGTCCTCGCGTTGGAACACGGTTGGCGTGGGCGGCAGTTCAACGCCGGAAGCGAGCTGGGTGAGGTCTTCGAACTGCCAGCTGGAGGAGGCGTTTTTACTTGCCTCGCGACTTTCCATTGAACCGTTTTGAACCGGCGCGACGGGTGTTGAACCGGCTTGAACCGGCATTGTTCCAGTGTTTTGAACTGCTTGCGGATAACTTTCCCTCATTTGATTCGCAATCGTGTTTTGGGTGAGTTCGTTGAACTCGCCGGGCGTCATGCGTTCGATTTTCGACTGCTCGCATGGGTCCGCGTGCGCTTGTACGCCGTTGACCTTCTCCATCGCGCCGCTGAGAATGCTGGCCCATTCGCGTGCGGCCTCGCGTTCCTTGCCTTGACGGTCGGGGGCCACCTCGGCGATGAACCGTGGCTTCAATTGGTTGATGGCGTCGAGAGCCCCCCGGTGTCCCTCCTGCGCGAAGTTAACCAACGCCCAGACGGCCTGCAACGTGGTGTCGTGTCGGGAGCCTTTGCTTGCCGGGTTGGCGAGCGTCTTGTTGAGGAACGTGTTGACCGCCTTGCACATGCGGTCGTCGTATTCCCTTGAATACGAGGGAGTTAAAGTGGTCGAATTCGACACTCTGTCGGGTTTGCGCAGGTAGTCCACCCACTTCCATGGCAGTGGCGCCAAGTCGCTGATGTGGGGGAGCGTGCTGGCAACCCTGCCGCTGGGCGTGTACCAGCAGTACATTTCGCCGCTCGGGTGGATCGACGGCCAGACCACGGAATACCGGTGGCCGGGTTGCAGGATGTCGACCCCCTCGATGGCGCCGCCCTTCCACGCGAGGCCTTCGGGCACCTTGTAGAACAGGTGGCGTGCCGGCGAGTCGATGCCGTGCGCCGTGCTGCTCCACGTGGCCGGAAGCATGCCCAGTTCCTGAGAGAGTTCGCTGATGCCTTTCGCCCCGTCCGCCTTGACCTGATGGCCCTGCTCCGCGTCGATGTCCAACACGAGCACGCCTTCTGGTATGACGATGCCCGTGTTCGCGTTCGGGTTGGCTTGGCTCCACAACTGTATTTGTTCGTCGGTGACGGGTTTGCGGCTGCGTCCCGTGAAACCAGCGGGTGGCGGGGTCTTGCGTCCCTCGGGCAGGGGGATGACCTGCATCCATCCAGCCGCACGGTACAGGGGTGCGGCTGCCGTGTATCCGTAGATGTCGGTCATCTTCGAAACTCCCTTTGACGTAGTGTGAAAATGTGTGTGGTGCCGTGCCCGTCGTCGCAACAGGGCCGGCCGCTTGGATACGGCGACGGCAATACGGGACTCAGCCTTTATCCGAGTCCTTGGTGTTATGCCAGCCTGCGAGCACGAGCTTCGATGAAAGCAGCTCGATACTGACGGGCGACAGACCTTCGGGACACAGGTCGACCTCGCTGATCTGCGTGGCCAGCTGCTTCTGCTGGTTCTGCATATACTTCAAAAGCTCGTCCATCAGAATTCACCGGTTTCCAATTGCTGTTCCGAACCTCCGTGGTTCTGCGGCTGCGCCTGGTCGGTGACGGCCGTGACCGCCTCGACAGGCACGCCCAACAGTCTGGCGATCTCCTGCGGGGACTTGCCCGCCGCCTTCAACTGGTTGACCTTCATCGGATCAGCCTGCGGCTGCTGCGGCTGGCCGAGCTGCACCGGCTGAGCGGGTTGCTGCGGCTGCTGTTGCGCGGGAGGGTTCCACGGGTCCACCGGAGCTGTCTGATATCCCTGATTCGGGGTCTGCTGAGGCTGCTGTGGCGCGTACTGCCGCTGCGCGTAACCTTGCTGGGACTGCTGCACGGGAGGCTGCTGGGAGCCCTGCTGGACAGGCTGCTGGGGTTGGCTTCCGTTGACGAGACTGTTGACGCTGGACGCGGGTTCGATGTGGAATTCGAACACCTTCGGCGGTTGGGGCGCGTCGCCCCGCTGGCCGAGACCCACGAACCGTTCCGTGATGGTGTCGCCCGGCTTCGGAATCTTCACGCCCGCCTGACGGCAGGCATCGCGAAACGCCTTGAGTTGGATGCCCCAGCCTTTAATCCATAGCGAGCGGCGGCCGTCATCGTCGTCTACGCTCGGGTCGCGCAGTTGGGTCTGGATGATGACGTGGATCTGCTCCTTCGGACGCCCGTCGTTCCAAAAGGCGGGCTGCTTGGTCTGGAAGTCGTTGACCTGTGTGGTCTCGATTTTCTCGATGACGCCGGTCACCGTGTCCCCCGGCTGGCTGTTCGCGCCGAAGTAGGCTTTGGCGCTGTTGCCGGCGAGCAGGTCGCCGAGCGAGCTCAACTGGGCGGGCTGACGCTGCTGCGGCTGATAGCCGTACCCCTGCTGGGGGTAGCCATACTGTTGCTGTGGTTGCTGACCGAACATGATTGTTTTCCTTTCGTTATTCGGTGAACTGGTATTCAGGTTCAATCAAGGGGATGAGCTGGAGCCATTTGTCGGGAACGTCCGGCCATGGCTTAGCGTCGAACTCGGGGAGCGCGCTCATGTCGGGCCAGACCCGGCCCTTGCAAGAGAAGCACTTGTCGGGTCCGGCCGCCGGCAACTGTTTGATCCAGCTGTCGCGCACGTCGGGGCCTTCCGCCTGCTCCACGCAGTCCATGAGGTTGACGAGCAGTTGGGCGCGGCTCAACGCCCATTTGCCAGGCTCCGGGTCGAACCTCGTCTCCCAGGGCAATGCGTCGCCGAGACTGGTCTTGTTGCGGGGCAGGAAGTAGATGCAGTTGCGCTCCACTCGTTCGCCCTCGTTCTGCAGGCCCATGCCGTAGAGTGAGGCCTGTACCCGGTACTGTTGCGAGGGGCCGTGGGCCTTGACCTTGGTGACGGTCGTGTTGCCGACTATCTTCCAGTCGATGGTGCTGCGGGTTTTGCGGTCCCATAGGTCGATGCTGCCGGTCACGTCGTAGCCGCCGTGCAAACCCTGCAACCGGCCTACGGTGACCCGGTACTCCGAGCGCCACCGTTCCACGAGCTCGGTCACGTTGTCCTCGCTCGTGTAGGGGAATTGGAACGCCGGCTCCCCGTTCAGGTCATAGAACATGGTTTCGAAATGCGCGTGGACGCACGTGCCGATGAACGGCAGCCAGCCCGGGGAGCGACGCTCCGGCCAGCCCGCCAGTTTCGCGGCGAGGCAGTGCACGCAGTCCGTGCCCAGTTCGGACGGGCCTATCTCACGCTGCAGTTCGCGCGGAGCGTTGGCGATATCCGCTTCGATGAGCTGGCGAATCTCCGGCCACAGTTGCGGCTCCTCCACGGTGCCGATTTTGGTTTTCGGCGTGACTGGCGACTTGCCCATGCCGGGTGCCGACTGCGTCATGGGCGGCACGTCGACTGGTATCGCATCACCCTGCTGCTGGGCTTGTGCGACGGCCAATACCGTCTCATTCATGCTCACGGTTCTTCACCTCCTTCAAAAACTCGTTGATCTGTTTCTTGATGTCCGTGAGTGCGGTCCGGCTGAGCCGTGTGATGGCCACCGCCTCGTCCGAATTGTCGAAGCGCAGCGTGTAGGTGCGGTCGCCGTCCTTCGCGATGGTTACCGGCATGCTGCCGAAGGCCATCGAATGCACGGGGAAGCCGGTCTTGCCTTGCGTCTCCAGTTCGCGTATGGCCTTGTGGATGCGTCTGGCGACGGTGAGGCCCAGCTCGTCGAGCCGTTCGGAGCGGATGACGTACAGGTCGTCGGTCAGCTCGTTGCCGTCCTCGTCACGCAGGTCGTAGTCGGCGATAACGCTTTCCACGATCTGGGCGATGCCCAGGCTGGACAGTTCCGCGCTCATGAGACCACCACCATAGGCTTGCCGCTCATCGCGTAATCGGCCACCGCGTCCGCCGTCAGCAGCTTCTCCAACTGGCTGAGCGGGCGCGGCCGCAACTGGTAGGCTCCGGGATACTTGGTGGCCGGGTAGGCTTTTTCGAACGTGCCGGCGTTGATGCGGCGCGCGCCCGGCTTGACCTGCACTTTCAGGTTGCCGGCCTGGTAGGTGCCGGCCGGATGCGAGTCGAGGATACGGGCCTTCAGCTCGTCGACCTCCTCCTGACGGGACGCGATCTCGGCCTGCAGTTCGACGATGCGCGCCGCCTGCGCGGCGAACAATCCTTGGCGCAATTCCCCGTCCGGGTTCACGGCCTCCGTGGTTTCAATGGTTGACGTGTCATTCGCAGTCATTTGGTGTGCCTTTCACGATGATTTGGGCGTGGGTGGGATACCACGCCGTCTGATGCTTGGTCTGGTTCGTGTGCCGGTTGCAGCAGGTGACCGCCTCGTCCAGTCCGGTGGGCTTGCCGAGTGGCCCGCATGTCCTGCAACGCGGCATCCAGAGACGCCGGTCAGGCATCATGCCTGTCCTTGGAGGTGAGGCGCAGTCCGGCGATGATGTCCGCCGAAGCGTCCGGGTTGCGCAGCAGCTTCGATATGGCCGCGCCTTCCTTGACGGTCAGTTGGGCGATGGCGATGGCCGACGTGACGGCCGTATGCTGCTCGTCGGTGAGCATGATCTTGTCGGACAGCAACAGTTTGGTGGCTTTGTCGATGAACGTGCTGGCCGCGTTCGTGATGCCGTTCGCCGTCGACACCAGGGCCGCCAGTTCGAAACTCAGATCCTCGTCCGACACCAGCGCCTGCTGCACCATACGCGGCTCGTTGATAGGCTTGCTCATGATTGTCTCCTTTCCTCCGGCTCCCATTCGGGGAGCGGTTTGATACTGATATAGAGGTGCGGCTCGTACTCATGCCCGCAACACGTGTACGGGTCGCCGCTCTTGCGCTTCCGGTAGCGGCCCTTCGACCCGTAGACCCATAGGTCGGGCATCCGCTTGCTGGCGTGGCTTTCGACGACCTGCGCGTCATCCGCGTAGGCGACGCCGTTCAGTGAATCGAGCACCAATTTCAGGAGGTTGTCGAGGTCGGGACGGCCGCGATGGCTCATCCAGAATTCGGCCTCCAACCTGACCGGGCACTGGTATGGTTTCGCCTGCGGGTATTTCAACCGGAATTCCGCGAACAGGCGTTCCTCCGCCCTGACGGTGCGTTTCGGGGTCATCGCGTGCCCGTTGTAGACGCGGGGACGCCCCTTCGGCACCGGGTCGCCCGGCAGGCAGAGCGTGAACTCACTTGGCTGTTCCATCAGCGCCCCACTTCAACAGGATTCCCACGAACATGAGCGGCAGGATGACCGCCAATGCGAGCGAGCCGGTTATCATCCACTGCGGCGTACCCACCGGACTGGGGATGCGACTATGCGTGCCGGCGAAACCGACCAGCCAACCCTCGAAGAACGTGAGAGCCAGTAATACGGCCGATTTCTGCCCGTCCGTCAGGCGCGGCTTCGGGCGACGCATACGCCGCTTTTTACGCCGTAATGCTTCGATGCTCATTTCACGGCCCTCGACTTCTCCATGGTCACGATGCCGGCCAGATCAACCACGTCGGACTCGACCTGCAACACCTTGCGCATGATCTTCAGGTCGCCCTGCATGTAGGCGTCATAGCCGATCTGATGCGCCACATCGAACAGGTCGCCCAGCATGTCCGCATACCGCTGCCACTTGTCCGCCTCGGACTGTGGTTCGGGCTTGCGGGTCTCCCCGTCCAAATCCTTCTCCAATTCGACCTCCGTATCATTCAGGAGCTGCTCCATGAGCTCCTTCAGCGACATGTCCTCCGGAACCTCAACGCCGATGGCGTGGATACCGCTAATCTTGTTGTTTGACATCACTTGTCTTCCTTTCAATGTGATTGGTGATGTTGGTGCCGGCGTGAACCTTGGACAGTGCGACGCCGGCACCGTTATTTCTTCTCCCCGGCTTTCGAATCCGGGGAAACCTATTTGCCGTAGACCAGCTCCTTGCGGGTGATCGCGCACTTGTTGTTCCTGTAATCGATGACCTCGCGTGGATCCCACACCAGCCGACGGCCGATGCGCTTCGGGGCCGGCGGGTATTTCCCGCCCCACCGGTCGTAGCAAGACCAGATGTAAAGAGTGCTCTTCGAAAGATTCAGGAATTCCGCCACCTTGCCAATGGGCCAACCGTCCTGTGCTTCTATCTGCTTGGACATGATTCACCACGCTTCTTGGCGAGCAGGCCGCGCCAGTCCACGGTCGACGCCCACTCGAATACCCGCAGGTAGTCCGCAAAAAAAAACGCGGAGAACATCGATGGAATCCAGATAGGAGTGCAATACGTCCTTCGCTTCCTTCAGGTCACCGAACGTCCATTCGCTCCAATCGGGATAGAACGAACCGGTCACCCCGTCGAACGTGGAATACGTCAGGTCGAACCACAAGTCGAACATAGGAACCTTCGCTTTGAACACCGTCAGGAACAGGTCGGCCTCATTGTTCGGATCACATACCAATTCCATGGGGAAGGAATGTCTGTAAGAGTCCGACACGATAGGGTGGGTGAGAGATAGACGAAGATTTTTCTCAGGGAGAACGCCGGCCATCACGCACCCGCTTTCTGACTGAGCTCATCCCCTACCCGGTCAAACAAGGGGCGATCTTCTTCCGTGTAGGCGTAGACCTGAATGATGTGACCGTTCGGCAGTGTCAGATCAGCGCATTGTGGGTCTCGACCGTTTCGCTCTCGATATGCGGCCTTGAGCTTCTTGCCGAATGTGCCACTCTTCGATCGCAGCTGCTTGGCGCTCAGATTCTTCTCCCGTAGATAGTCCTGTGTGTACAGGGGACGGGTCTTCGGGTCGAGCTCAGGTAGTTCTCCCAATTCCCGTGCGATCACGATGCGCGTCTTCGCTTCGAGGAAATCCGGGTGGACGATGCCCTGCGAAGCCTTCAACAGTTCGACTTGCATCATGCGCTCATGGTGAGCTGCCTCAAGCAGGTGTTGCGGACGCTGCACCTCGTATCTGCCGGTGCGCATTACGGTCGGCACTAGTTCGTGGTTCACCCAACGCTGGAACCGGATGACCATGTTGCGCGTGGCCTCGTCCTTGACTGCGCCGGGGCGGCGATTGTTCAAGGCGTGGATCAGGCCGGGCAGCGTGATGACGCTCATTTCTTGTTCTCCTCCAAGGGTGGGTACAATGTGCCTACCCTTTTCATCGGAGTCAAGATTGCGCAACATGTCCTTCGCGCTCTCGTATGCGAGTTTCTTCGCGATGGGGCTGGCGACGAACACCGGCTCGTCGGTGTTGCAGTCCAGTGCGGTGACCTCCGTATCTTCGAAACGAAGGGTCTGCAATGCGTTGCTCATTTGAGACCACCGTCCTCTGCTTCCACGGTTTCTACCTGTTCAATGCTTTCGATGTTGTTGAATGGAACGATTGTCGTAAGGGGTCCATCGGAGGAAGACCCGTCTTTGCTGAGCCATTGGACTTCGTAGAACGCGAAGCCGACGCCGGGGAGGACATCCACGTCAGCTGCGAACAGCTGACGGTGCCCCTTGAACCCGGTCTTGATTAACGTCGCCACGCAGGGGAAGTCGTCGCTCCACCATGAGGGAAGGCCGAGGGTTTCGATTTCCTTGTTGTCGGTTAGAATGGTGCTGTTCATTTGAACCTTCTTTCATTTGATCCCGGCATCCGTAGCGGCGGATGCCTTTTTTATTTCCTTGCTGTCCTCGGTCTCCACCGTGTTGGCGGTCAGCCAATCCTCGATGTCGCTTTGTCGGTACAAAACCGTTCGCGGCGTCGCCTGGATGTAGCGTGGGCCTTTCTTCTGGTAGCGCAGCTGGGCCAGATGATTGGGCTTGAGCCCGTAGTGCTCGAATACCTCCTTGGGGCTGAGTGTCGGGCTCATGGCGATTGCTGGCATTACTGAAACCTCCTTTCACAAGTTGTCGTTATGAGAACGTGATTAACAAGATAGCACAGAGTTCCAATATGACAACTTGTATTTTGCCTTTTGGCGTGTCGTGTTGTTAAATTGAGAACATGAGAATTAATGAAGCCATCTACGCTTATATAGATTCAATGAGAGCTACCAAAGGCTTGACGTTGGATCAAATTGCGACTGAAGCGAGACGCTATGGAGCGACTTGGACACCGGGATTCATTTCGGGCATGAAAAGAAATGCTTCTGCAGCCTCATTGTTCAACATGCTGATTCTTGTCAAGTCGTTGGAGTCGCTGACGGGGAAGCCTCTTGTGCTCTCCGATCTTTTTCCCGGAGAAGGAGAAATTAAACTAGACGGAGGGGGTTCGATCAGTAGAGAGGAACTCCGCAAGGCGCTGAATGGAAATCATTTTGAATTATTAGGAATTCCGCCCAAAAAAATGTCTGACGATCCGGTGATACAGCAGCTTAATCAGGCGTTGCTGAATTCTATTCCGAACATCATGGCAAAAGTGTCAGAATATCTAGTATCGACAGCGCTTAACGGACCAAGCAAGATACGTAATGAGATGACTCATCATTCTCCCACGTTATCCGAACAAAGAGCAGCTGACAAAGTCGGTATTACAGCACCTGCCTTTGCCGCAATCTGTCTTCTGCGATATGGTCGTTTTCTTGATGAGGAGACTGCGCGACGCGCTGGGCAGAATTCTTCGCCGCAAAAGCGAGGACGGGAGACCCGTGGAGTCATAGAAGAAATTGATTTGTGCATTGACCATATGATTAACGATGGGCCAATTGGTTTTCCTGCTTTGCAGGATAGCAACTCCACCGATTTAACAACTCATGATGACGAGCAGTCTCGTGTGGCTGAGACTCTCAATAAGCTCAGGCGCGGCGATCTCGATATCGCCGCCTATGAGGACGAGCACAAGTTTGATGGCGATGGAGACGACCCCGCATGACGGATCCGCTCCCGTTGTCGCCGCGCATGAGCTACGGGCAGATGCGCATGGCCCTCTATCAGGTCGCGCCCGACCTGCACGTGGCCAGCGCCCGTCTGCCCGGCAAATTGGACGGCGTCTACTGCCTGTCCACGAACACCGTGCTCATCGACCGGCGCATCACCTACACGCGCAAACGCTGCGCCCTGGTGCACGAGCTCGTCCACTGGCGACATGGCGACGACACCACCCACGGCTGCCTCGGCGGCAAAAACGAGCGGCGCTGCCGGCGCGAGACCGCCATGCTGCTCATCAACTCAGCCGAATACGCCTTGGCGGAACGAATGTACGACGGCAACCCCTATCAGATGGCCGCCGAACTCAACGTGACCGTACAAGTCATAGAAGATTACAAGAACTGGCTGCACGACAGTGTGGCCGCCTAGAAGAAAGAAGAGAACCGTGACCGAGCCAACCCCCATGCAGGCACAGCAGCCGCCGGCAACGCAGGATAGCCAGCCCGCAGCAGCACCATCCGCGCCAACGCCGGCACCGAAGAAGAAGCTCCCAACGGCGGCCGTCATCGCCATCGCCGCAGCCATAGGACTGGTCGTGGGACTAGCCGGCGGACTCGGAGGCATGTACCTGTACGCCACGCCCATCATCAACCAGCAGAAGTCGGACATCCAAGACCTCAATACATCATTGGACTCCGTCAAAGCGCAGCTAGCCGACGCGAACGAAAAACTCAACCCCCAGGAAGATCCCAACGACACGGGATCCAACACCGACGCTTCGGGCACGGGGGAGACCGCCGTCAGCGGCGGCGTCGAAATGAAGGTCCTCGAAGCCGGCGAACAGCCCACCATCAGCTTCGACACATGCGGCGACGGATGCAGCAACGGCCAATACGGGCCAAAGACACCGGACGCGAACACCAAGTACTGGGTGGCCAAGGTGGAGGTCACGAACAACACCAGCAGTCCGATGGACATCACCTGCAGCTACCCCTATGAGATAGTCGCGTTGAACTCGAAGAACCAGAAATACACGCCCATCAAGAATCTGTATCAGGTCGAAGGCAACCCCGAGTGCAACGCCCAGCTCCAGCCGGGATTGACCAGCACGGTCACCTATCCGTTCCAGGTTCCATTGGACGCGAAGATGGTTGCCATAGCATTCCGCGACGTCGGAGACGCGTATTCCGGCACCGGCGGGGAGGACAACTACTCCTATATAGTCACCGACCCGAATTACGTGGTCAATCGATAGAAAAAGAATTGCCCTGTCGATCTGGAACATCGGCAGGGCGTGTGAAACATCGACCAGCTTGCTTATCAGAAAGGAGGACGCTTCGCCTCCCATCCTACACGGGGCGAAGCCATACCCGAAAATGCTAGTTAATCATGCGTGCACGGGAGTAACGTCACGTCCCGTGAAATACCGGGAGTGCGTGGTACGAATAGCGTCGAACGACTCGGAACCGATGACGGCCAGCTCCCAATCGCCAAGATGCTTGCCCATGTCCTTGCGGAAATCGGGGTCGGAGACCGCATTCGCGTACCCGTTTGGGCCGGGGTATTCGCGCACGATCCTGTCACCGGTCTTCCGGTTGTACCGGATCACCATTCCGACCATGTTCGCCTCCCAATTTGAGCATCAGACTACCAGTATTATTAGCGATTTTTATTATCTTCTCAAGTTCCTGAGGATTCGGCGCATGATAATACTCCGTCAGATGGCGCATCATCTTGGTCACATTATCGAGGATATCCCCGACTGCGATTTCCTGTTCCGAGTCAAGAGGCTCCAGGCTTCTTATCCCATCGGATGTACCCTGAATCGCCTGAACAAGCTCCCTGCCCTTAGGGGAGTCGGGGTATTCTCCATACCTTATTTCTCTGCCATAACGGTCAGCTATCGCCTCATAGCAGTTGGCCCATGCGTCCTGCGGGAGAGTCCTAATTTGTATTTCTGCGAATATGCCGCGGGGAAGACCGGCGATGACGTGCACGGCCCTATATCCGCTATGAGGATGCTCCCTCATATCGGATATCTGGTGCTTGGGGAACAGCGAGGCAATGGCCTGAACCAGATCATTCTGCTGCTGGAGCGTCATACTGGCGGTGACCCTTGCGCCGATGATGTCATGGATCCGATACAAGGGTGTGCTGTCCTGCCGTATGAGCTTGTCCCTCAGGGTATCGACCGTTTTGACCCTGAAGGAGATTTCCGGCTGCTCGCCGATGATTCCGACATAGTCGATGCGGCCAAGCCTGTCCACCACATCGAGCAACACCCGCGAATACCAGACATAGACGGTCTGGTAGCTCAGTCCGGGAACTTCCTCGCCGCCTCGCACTATCTCGTCTCGGAGTGCCTTGATGCTTGCTCCGGTCCACGGTTTCGGCGGCACTTTGAATTCATCGTCCATCCTTATCAGGATATATCGGAATAGAGGCACTCATGGCGAATGTCACCAGATACAAGACATCAAAAGGCGAAGCACGCTATCGCGTGAGGTATCGCAAGCCGGATGGAACGCAGACCGACAAGCGTGGGTTCAAGAGAAAAATCGATGCGGAGAACTGGGCGGCGGAGCACGTCACCATCGCCAAGGCAACCAACAGCTACGTGGATCCGGAAGGCGGCAAACGACGCGTCGGAGACCTGTATGAGCAGTGGCTGAAGGAGAAATGGCCGTTTTGGAAGGAGACCACACGGGTCAACGCCACGGAAGCATGGCGGCTCTACTGCGAGGAGCGTTGGGCCGATCGTCGGATCGGCACCGTCACCCGCGCCGAAGTCCAGGCGTGGATCAGCGACGTCATCGAGAACTCGGGTGCTCCCTCCGTGAGCCGTCCATACCAGACCATGCTCGGCATCTGCCGCATGGCCGTGCGGGACAGGCTCATACTCGACAACCCCTGTGAAAACGTTGAACTCCCCAAGCTGCCGAGGCGCAAGAGCCGTCGCGTGTACCTGACCCTGTCTCTTATACACATCTCCGAGCCCAC